TTTCAGCAAAAATGATGTTCAAGCCATTATTCTTTCTCATACTAGAGAGTTATCTTATCAAACTAAAAGTGTTATTGATTCTCTTGGTTCTTTTATTAAGAATTATAAAAGTGAACTTCTAGTAGGTGGTACATCAACTGATGCAACAATCAAAGCTCTTAACGAGAAGAAACCACAGATTATTGTAGGTTGTCCAGGAAGGATTTATGATATGCTTCGCCGCCGTAAACTTAATGCTAGTAAGTTGAAGCTAATTATTCTTGATGAAGCAGATGAGCTTCTTTCTGTAGGATTTAAAGAACAAGTATATAATATTTTTCAACATATGCCACAAAATGTTCAGGTAGGATTATTTAGTGCAACACTACCATATGAAGTACATTCACTTACAGATAAGTTTATGCGAAACCCTGTCAAGGTTCTTGTCAAGGCAGAACAACTTACACTAGAAGGTATTAGTCAATTTTACGTAGCTCTAGAAGATGATGGTCAGAAGTATGACTGTCTAAAGGATATCTTTTCGTCTTTCTCAATGTCCCAGTGCATTATCTATTGCAATAGTGTGAAACGTGTACAAGATTTGCATGATGCAATGCGAGAAGATGAGTACCCTGTAGCACAAATCCATAGTGGTATGGAAAAGGAAGATAGAACTAGAGCATACAAGGAGTTTCGAAGTGGCACAACTAGGGTACTTATTTCGTCGAATGTAACTGCTCGCGGGATCGATGTTCAGCAGGTAAGTACTGTAATTAATTTTGATCTACCTAAGTGTGTGCATACATATCTACACCGTATTGGTCGCAGTGGTCGTTGGGGACGTAAGGGAATCGGTATCAACTTTATTACGCGCCGCGACACCAGAAAGCTTAAGGAGATTGAATCTCATTATTCCACTCAAATTGAGGAGATGCCTCTTAATTGGGCTGAAAGGCTTGATAATATTTAAAACTGCTATTTGCAAGTTATAATAACAAACATAATATCTTGCAAATAAACTAGATGACCTCTGAGCAAGAGCCAGTATTTAAAATACCTTTAGCTTATCTAGAAGATAAGAAAACTTTAAAAGCTGAGATAAATAATGATTTAGAACTAACTAGTGGAGAAAATCCATTTTATGAATCATTATTTGATGCAGATGATGATTTAAAAAAACTTACTATTAATCAACAATCAAAATATTTCACAGATAACAAAGACTTCTTGAAGCAAACTCAAAAAATACTCACTAATGGCGTGCCATTACCAGCAAAACATGAAAATATTATGGAAATTAGAAAAACACTATTAAATAATGAAGATTTTCTCAATAAATATGATTATGTAGAATGGAAAATGTTGAGATTTTTAAATGAAAACACTACAGCCATGCAGTGGATGAGTATTTATAGTATCGCATCACCAGTTTTATCGCTTATATTACCTTTAATTATGTTGATAATTCCATTTTTCCTTATTAGGTTACAAAATAGTGAAGTTACTTGGGAATCATATTACAAATACTTACAAATAGTTCTCAAAAATCATAGTCTAGGTCAAATCTTTTACATAGGTAGTGCTAGTTGGGATAAAAGAGTTATGATACTAATCTCATTAGCATTTTATCTTGTGCAGGTTTATTTCAATTTTCAATCATGTTTTAAGTTTATCACAAATATGAAAGAAATACATAATAATCTTTTTACTGTTCGAGATTATTTGACTAATACTGTAGCAGCAATGGATGACATTGAAAAGGGATGGAGTGATTATTCGCTATATCAACCTTTTATTAAAAAGACCGCTGAAATGAAAATGAAAGCAAAGAAATTATGCAGTAAGCTTAACAATATCACTCCTTGTAGATTTTCTCTCTCAAAAGCAATTAATCTTGGCAATGTTATGAGTATATGGTATACACTAAATATGAACCCCGAATCTAGTGAAGTAATAGAATACTGTATACAGCTAAATAGTTATTTAAGTAGCATGTCGGTACTGTGTGATAAGATAGATAATAAAACAATCGGTAAGGCTAAGTTTGTGAGTAAAAAGGCAAAAATAAATGGTGTTTATTATCCTCATATTGATGATTCTCCTGTTAAAAATAATATAGATCTCTCTAAAAATATAATTATTACAGGCCCGAATGCAGCAGGAAAAACTACCATATTAAAATCTACAATGTTTGCAATTATCACATCACAACAATTCGGATTTGGATATTATGATTCAGCTGACATTATTCCATATTCAGTATTGCATAGTTATATTAATATACCAGATACATCTGGTAGAGACAGTTTATTTCAAGCAGAAGCATCCAGATGTAAATCTATCCTAAGAGAGATTTCTCAAAATAATGGAAGTCATTTTTGTATCTTTGATGAATTATTCTCAGGAACAAACCCGTATGAAGCTATTAGTGCTGCAAATGCTTATCTCAGTTATATCAATAAAAACAAAAATGTAAGCTATATGTTAACCACTCACTTTTTAGATCTATGTAAAAAGTTAGACAAATCTAAAACTGTTAAAAATATGCACATGTTTGTCGAACAAAAAGGTGATGATTTTGTATACAACTATAAAATAAAGTCAGGTATATCAGAGGTTAAGGGAGGAATAAAAGTATTAAAAGATTTAGCTTATCCAGAACAAATAATTATGGATAGTGCAAAAGTAATCAAAAGTTTAAATATATAATACGTTCAGTATCAATATAAATAGTATTACAGTTTTTTAGAAATGAACATGTTTGGTCTTGAAGGATCTGGTTTTATTATTGCTATAAGTGTATGTCTATTATTAGTTGGTGCAGTTGTTTACTATTTCAATGCGCGAGTTGCTACTTTAGAGAAAGGTCTTACTGCACAATCTGGAATATTACAGACATTTATTGCTAATGTAAAACACCAGCTAATGAATACTCCACCACCTCCTGTAAGTGGTGGAGGTAATGTTGTAAACGCACAACAAGAAGTTGTAGAAAATAATGGTGCTACCCCTGCAGCCATGGATGCAGCACAAGAATGGAGTAATGGGAAACCTAGATCACTTGTCCCAGTTTCAGATGACGATAACAGCGACGAAGATGATGATGATGATTCAGGTGAGGAAGATGATGACTCTTTAGAAGATTCAGAAGATGGTGAGGAAGATAGTGAAGATGAAGATGATGTAACTGATGATGAGGATGATAATAAACTTATTAATGTTAGTGATGATATCACAGATGTAAATCTAGAAGGTCTATTAAATGTCGCTCCTATTACTGTTATGAAAGTTGAAGACGGTAATATTCCAGCGGTAGCAATGGTTATGCAAGCATTAGAATTAGAAGAAAGAGAAGTAGTAGATCTTACCTCTCAAGATGAAGGACCTAAAATTACTGAAATTGTAGATGTAACAGATTCAAAAGAAGCTGGCACTGATGATGCCGTAAATGAAATATCTCTAGGAGAATTGGAAAATATGGAATCATTGGATAATACTATTGATGAATCTGGTAAAAGTAGTTCTTTAGGTTCAAGTTTGAGCGGAGAGGATGATAATGACGGCGCTACTGCAGATACAAATATATCGCTTCCAGCAGGAACTGACTTTAGCAAGATGAATGTTCCCACTTTAAAAAGATTAGCAAAAGATGCAAAAATTACAGGATATTCCTCAATGAAAAAAGCTGCTCTGATTGCTGCTCTTGAAAAACATCTTAATCAATAAATATCTTTACATATTGTAAAATGAATTGGGGCACTTGCAAATCAGGATCAAATAATATACATTTTGACTTTCCACCTATCATGCATGATGGTAGAAACTATGCAGCATGGCAACCAGGTTCTAAGATCAGTGATGATATTAGAAAAGCACAAGGCATCAAAAGTAATTGGCAGTATAGAGCATACATGCAAAATAATGCGGATGCTATAATTAGACATAATCAGTTAGAAGCTTGTGACGAGTGTTGCTCTTGTCCAGCTCGTTATGGTGTTCAAAACGAGAAGGAATCCAATACACCATTCCTTTATAAGTCTTGTGCTGATAAATCACAGCCATTTGGATATGAAAGCAGTGATCTTAAATCACTATACTTAACTAGATATGAACTCGCATGCAGACAATTTACACCACAATTAACACAAGAACAGCTTTTACGAGCTGGTTATCTAAATCCTAATTAATTTATCATGTCTTTAGTGAAAAACTTAAATATATGATAATACACAAATACAATTATGATTATAAGTATTGATGTTGGTATTAGACATCTATCATTTTGTAAAATGTCAGTTAATTCAGAAAAACAAGTAAATATTCATAAATGGGATGTTATCGACTTGTCTAGAGAAGAAAAATATCCCACTTGCTGTCAGCAAATGAAAAATAAAGTATGTGGAAAAAAAGCTACATGGACACATTGTGGCAATACGTTTTATTGTGGTACACATGCAAATACATGCTCAATTGAAAAAGCTCCTAGTAATTATGCAAAAGTTAGAGACAAAAAGAAACTTTCCAAAAAGGATTATACTGAATTAGGTGAAAAATACATTATAAGCGATACATCATTTTTTAAAACTCAAACTGAAGTATTGGATTATATTTATCAAAATACTTTGACGCCTCTTAAAAAACGAAACTCTGCATCAGATTGTAATTTAATTGATGTAGGCATTGTTCTTTCTCAAAAACTTCCAGGTATTATGGAACTAGATGATGTTGATAAAATACTTATAGAAAATCAGATTGGCCCTTTAGCTATTAGAATGAAATGTGTCCAAGGAATGTTAACACAGTTTTTTATAGAGAAAGGGATAAAAGATATAACGTTTGTTTCTAGCTCGAATAAATTAAAACACTTTGCTGTTCCTAAAAAAAATTACAAAGAGAGAAAAGCGTCAGGTATAATGGTAACACAGCAATATATAACAGATAATTCATTATTAAATAAGTGGATTGTTCATTTTAATAAACATAAAAAAAAAGATGATCTAGCAGATTCGTTTTTACAAGGACTTTGGTATATTAAAGACTCTTGATATATTTGCGTCAGCACAAACTTAAAATGATATTATTAATTTGTAACACATGGCACAAGTGATTGAAATCAGTGATATCGGAGCAGGCCCAGCTGTGATAAGTTTAAACAAAGATGATGGTGGTTCTTCTAATGATGCTAGTTCAGCTATTAGCGCACCATCTGGAGGTTCAGGATTAAAGTCCGTTAATTTTGGCGGCGGTTTAGATTTGCTTATGAATGATAAAAAGGCAAAGAGCAATAAATCTTCTGGCGCAGGAACAGACATTAATTTGGAGGATCTTAAGGAATTAGAAGATGATCTTAATAACTTAACGACCGACATTAATGGTGCTCCACCCAGGGATAGTATTAAGGCAAAAAGTAAATCCGGATTATTCAAAGATGCACTTGGCGGAGGCGGTGATGGTATTAAACTAAATATTGGTGAAAAAAGTGATAGTGGCGATAATAGCTCATCAAGTGGAAGTATCAGAATTGGTAAACCGCTAATTGGTAAACAAACAGCACAAACTGGAGGTACAACAGATACAGGACTTAAAAAGTTTGCAAATATTCCTATTGATCCTGATAAAGTTGTTTCTGCTACACCAAAACTTAGTCCAGAAGAACTTCTCAAAGAAAAGTTTGCTATTCTTAGAAAGCTTGAAGGACTAGAAGCAAAGGGTGTAAAGCTAACTAAAAGATATTCTATGGAATCCAACCTTCAAGAAATGAAGGGTGAATATGAAATGATTATTGCAGAGAAGGAAAAGTCTAATAGCGTAAAGTTTCAAGGAAAAATGTTAATGGCAGCGATTACAGGTATTGAGTTTTTAAATAATCGCTTTGACCCTTTTGATATAAAGTTAGATGGTCTTGGAGAGCAAGTTAATGAAAATATTAGTGATTATGATGAAATCTTCGGTGAATTGCATGAGAAGTATAAGAGCAAAGCTAAAATGGCACCAGAATTAAAATTGCTATTCCAGTTAGCCGGTTCTGCTATTATGGTTCATATGACAAACACAATGTTCAAGTCATCTATGCCTGGCATGGATGATATTATGCGACAAAATCCTGAACTCATGCAACAGTTTACACAAGCAGCAGTAAGTTCAATGGGAGAGCAAAACCCTGGATTTGGAGGATTTATGAATAATATTATGGGAAGTCAAACTGGTATGCCAGGCATGCCTCCTCCATCAAGAAGCGATCCTATGCCAAATGTTG